CGGCTCACCTGCGCCCATGCCGCCGTAGAGGGGGCTGAACGTCACAGATTTTGCTGCGGAGCGTTGGTCCTTGGTTACCTGTTCTGGTGGTATTTGGTGGATGATTGACGCAGTCTGGCTGTGTACATCCTTGCCGTTCAGAATGTCTTCGATGATCTGTTCGTCTCTGGATAGTTCCCCAGCGACTCTAAATTCCAAACCACTGAAGTCCCATTCTCCGATGAGACCGTTCTCGAACCGACTGACAATCGCCTTACGAACCTCGAACTTTGATCCCTTGGGTAAGTTCTGGAAGTTGGGGTTAGTAGAACTCAGGCGGCCTGTCGCAGTCACAGTCTGATTAAAGGACGAGTGCAATAGACCAGACGGTCTAGTCCATGTCTGGATGCCTTTAACGAAACTGTCGAGGTAGGTACTGATAGCATTCAGGCGGCTGATCTTCTCTAGAAACTCTACCGCAATCAGGTTGTCCTTGAACTTGGCCTGACTGATCAGCTTCTTGATTGTGATCTTGTCAGTCTTAAACCCATTAATCGACGCATCGTCTGCCGACGTAGGGTTTAGCTTCAGTCCCGCTACCTTACCGTGTGGTATGTATAACGCACCTTCGCCATGACAGACTGGGCATTTGTTTAGCTGCTTAAACGGCGTACCGTCTTTGCGCATCTTTCGAATCTTACCTACGCCTTCACACTCGATGCAAGACTGAGCCACCGTCCGATATATCTTCTGGGTCGTCTCACGTACTGCACGAGAGAAGGCCGCTGCATTCATCCGAGGCGGACGTAGCTTCTTCCCTCTGTGATCGACGCCGATGTTCCATGTTGTACGATGTACTTCTTTGTCCATCACCTGACGGCTGTAGATTACCTTCGATAGATCCGCACCAGAGTTTAGGTTGATGGGTGTATCGCCCATGACTTCGGTCACGATCTCGTCGAGACGTTTCTCTAGTGCGTCCTTCTCACGCTGATAGTTGCTGCCGACTTCGTTCAATACGTCGAGGTCAATCTTGATGCCGTTGCCTTCGATCTCTAACAAGAAATCCATCATGTCCATCATCAGATCCATGACCTTGACCAACGGCTTTAGCTCGTCTGTCGCAAAGTCGTCTTGTTGTTGATAATAGATCTCGGCGCATGAGATTACGTCGGCCTCTGCGTACTCGTGTACAATGTTCAGAGGCATAGCCTCGAAACCAGTGCCAGACTTGAACATCTCATCGACTAGGTCTGACTTCTTACGAGTGACGTTCCTACGCTCGGCTGTAGCTTTAAGCGACAACTCGGTGCGCTGGCCTCGTGCCAGTATATATTCTGCCACCATCGTGCAGTATATACGTTCTGGTATACGGAAGCCCATCTCTAGTAGCCAGAAGGCGTCGAACTTAGCATTGTGGCATACCATTACGTCGGCCCAGTCTAGGGCTTCTTGTAATGCATCACGACTATCAGGTACTGGCTGTTCGTTGTGATAGAAGACAGAGAACTCTACGTCTAAGAACACAGGATCGCTCTTAGCCCAGTAGAAGGCTACCGCTTTGTTGTTTGGGTTCTTAGGCGAGTTGTCTGTTTTATCTCCGAGCTTGCATACGGTTGTTTCACCGTCCAAAAACAAAACATTCATTTGTAGTACATTCCCTTCAGCATCTTTTCGAGCATCAGGAAGTGTTCAAGGATCTGTAGCTGCTTTGCTACAAGATGATTTGGTTCTTTTTTCTGCTCGGCTTTTTTCTTATCGATTAGTTCATAAAATTCTTGGAGATCAGTCTCATTCAACATAACGGCTTACCTCTGGTTGAATGTTGCAGATGATCGTTCCATGCCATCCGCTGAGTTTGTTCTTAGAGATCGTGACAAAACGTGTGTGGTCTGGCTCATTGCTCTCCACTTCAGCGTTATGTCGGCCTACACCAAGGATCAGGTCAGACTCTGCCGCCTTACCAATCTTGGAGCCTTCCATCATCGTGAAGGATAGTCGGGTCTTTTTCTCTGCATCCGCAGAAGCCTGAGACACGGCTAAGACTGCACATTGCTGCCTCTTGGCTACCTCACGAAGGCGGCGATAGAGTTCCCGCAGCCGCTCGTGTGATGCGTTGTAGTTGCCTTCAATTTGCACCTTGTCCGCCTGATCGATGATCAGTACGTCTACCGCCTCGGATTCACACTTGGCCTCGATCTGGGCCAGCGTCCAATCCTGTATGTCGAACATCTCGATGTTGTCTTCGATGTCTTCGAACTTCTTACGGCATAGGGTAGGGGCATCAGCAATCTGGTACTTGTCCATGCCAGACCATGCTTGCATTGCACGGTACATAGTACGGCTAGTCTGTTCCTCGTTGCCTAGGTATAGGACTTTGGCTCCTTGCTCACAGAAACCACCCGGGGCGCAGCATAGACTAATGACAAATGCCGTCTTGCCTGTGTTGGGTGTGGCGAAGATAATCCCGAATTCTGCGGGACCAATACCATAGCAGACTTCTTTGATCGTTGAGATGTTAAACGCCCAACGGGAATCATCTCCGGTTTGAGCCATAAGCTCAAAGATGTCTTTCGTAGTCGGAGTACCAAAATCATCGGGTTTGAAGCCATCGGAACTCTCCTCGATTAGCTTGCGTAGCTGTTGTAGTGCGTCGTAATTCCCTTGGTTAATCGCCACGCCTAAGTTGGCAATGTCTAGTCCACGGGCCTGACGCCACATATTAGTAATCACATCAGCCGCAATGTCGTCAGACATTGGGTCGGTCTTCGAGATGACGTTAACCAGATCCTGAATGATTGCTTTGTCTGATGCGGTAGCTACTGGGTTTTGCATCTCATACAAGGCCATCAGTTCCTTGGCTGTGATGTCATGGTCATACTTATCATGTGCCGCAATCAATACTTTGTAGAGATCTTGGGCATCGTCTCCGAAAAAATCGGCCTTCAGTCGGCTCTTATTCTCTCGGTAAAATTGGCTCGATAGTAGGTTCCTTAATACTGCGTGGTCCAATCGGCACTCTCCTCTTCAAGTTAGTTAGGATTTATTAAGTGGCACGACACGCACCGATCTGTCAATAGTCGGCATAAAAAAAGCCCCGCCGAAATGGCGAGGCCTCTAAGTACCCCTAGTATGGGGAAGGTCTAGTTGTTGCGGAACTTCATCCGTTTGATGTCTAGTGGAGCATCACCCCGACGCTCTTTTAGATCCATCTGATAATGGACAACTCTACGATTGCCCGTCACGATATTCTTCAAGGCTGCTTCGAGCTTCTCTTGCTCTTCGGCTGCTTCCTTAAACCCTTCGAACTCAAAATCGATGACCAAGATCCCTCTGGCTTTCATGGTTATACACCCTTTCCTTTAGTTTTACGTCGGTACTAGGTTAGCTTCGACGGATATTTGTTAATGCAGAAGATCGACTGCGTATGATTGGCGGCTATAAGGAAAAGGCGGGGGGACCGCTAGGGGGATTCTGTAATGAGGCCGTATAAACCATCATATTTATAGGAAGCTCTGCGGCTTTAGTACGTGACCGCATACGGTTAACTCTAGCATTGCTACTGCCGCCCGAGATGAACTCCCAAGTGAAGATGCTGTTTACCGTAGTATACTTTGTATCTGTTCGCCAGTAAGGCATTTAAGATCGGTCTCCGTAAATCTTACAGTAGCATTACACACTGACTGCACACTCTTAACGAGAGACAGTGCCTTGGAACTCGCATCTTTGTCAAGGACTATCAACACATGAGTAAAATGGCGTAACCTAGCCTTAATACGGGGCGTCATTCGTGTGCCTAGTAATGCGAATCCAGAATAGCCGTCTATCCGAGACACAGAACATGCACTAGGAGTGTCCTCTACTAATACGGGGATACCTTTACCTACTAATATACCTTCAGCCGTATTGCCGTAGGTAAACCATTTAGGTGTGCGGTTGTCTAAGGCTCGGCCTACAGCCCCCTGACCGTCTTCGGTATAGAATAGGACTCTATTATCTCTTGGGGCGTACTTAATCTTGATAAGACCTCGATTGTAAGCCTCTAGGCTATTCACTGATTCGAGATATGCCATAACCTCTGGGTGATGATCTACTGAACTGACAATCGATGGTAATGAGTTGTAGTATACAGCCTTAGTCTCACGCCTATGGATGTAGTCTTTAACTCCAGTGATACTTCTACCGACTCTGTATGAGCCTTTGACTCCGCATGAGGCTCTAAAGCAATTCCACAAGAGCTTACCGTCTTGCTTTAAGATCCCAAACTTCTTTCGTCCGCCACAGAATGGACAGTCTAATGATCTCTTCTCTCCATCTTTGATCTTAATCGAGGATAAGATGTCGATTTGATCCCTGTACGAATAATGCATACTAAACCTCTATAGGGGATAGTTCGGGGCCAAACGGCCCCTCACTTATATCGCTAAAAAAACATTTGTCTAGTGCTTAAATTAGCACTTTGGTAACGGCCCAGCCACTCCCGTTTCCTGTAAGCCATTGGTTTTGTTATTAGATCGCATAACCTGAAGGTCGTAGGTTCAAATCCTACTCCCGCAACCAAGTGACTGAACTCATTAGGCTTTATGCCTACCAATGGGGTGGAGTGGGTTTTAGTGGTGTCATTCCGCATTTTTTTGGCTTCTTTCTTTAGCACGTCCACGTTCTTCCGAATCCATAGGTCTGATTTCTGTTGAAGGCTCATCCTTCTCATAGTTTATGTGGTCTTCGATGAAGTCATACACCACCTGCATGTCGAGCTTGGCTGCGGCACAGTAGAGTACTAGCCTAAGGCCTTCCTCTGCGAGTAGACCACGGGCGTGTGCGTCCATGTGAAAGGAGTAGGTAGCTGAACCGTCTTCGTGTTCCTCTACGGTCTCTACTCCGATTATTCCTGCGTCAGTATTCATTCTTCATACATCCTCAGTGCTTCCCACGAGA